TTTCTTTTTTGATCAAAGATACGTTAGATTTTTCTCGTCCACCAAGACCAATTTTGCGGTTGGTCTGTAAGTATGTATTCAAGAATTCTTTAGATACTGTCAACATACTTTCCGCATCAGATTTTTTAGCTTCATAACCAGCTACCAAGGAATCAGCTTCTTCTTTACTAATTTTAGTTGTAGCTACAATAGCATTGGAGATAACGCTACGGAATTCTTTAGCTGGTGCTACTGTACCAACTTTACCAGTTTTGTCATAAACTCCTACTTCATAAGAAGTATCATTTAAGAAAGCTTGCATAACACGTACTTCATCTTTATGAGAAGCAGATGCATTTGTTAAGTTGTCTCGCACATCTTTAATCAGTGCTAGAACTGTTTTTTCTTTTTCCATGATTCAATCCTCCTAATAAAATAATGGGAATCATTTCGATTACATTTGTGTTGCATGTGTTATATTTTAATACACTAGGGTATTAATAATTAACTAGTCGAATGACTTAGCATTCTCTATAATAGCTTCTACTAACTTGATTTTACCTTTAGACTTAATAAAGTCATTAAGTTCTTTATGAGTCATCTTAGATAACTCAACTAGAAAGTCTTTCTTTTCCATTTATATTAATCCTCCGTATCTAAATGTACAGGATAAGGTATAATTTGACAGAGAAAACCCCCGTAGACCGGATAGCCTACGGGGATTTAGCATGATTGCATTTTCTGTTTGGGATTGCAGTGACTTTTTAGAAAGTCAGATTCATAGTAGTACGGTTAATACATTTAGAAATTATCTATATGCGTTTTAATCAAAGTTATTATCATTTCGAATATTTAAAAACAATAACTTTAAGAAATGTAAGATTGAATCTTCGTTATAACTCTTCCACCCATCTCCTGGATCAAGCTTCTTATAATAAATTCATAAGCATTATGTCTGAAAAGATTTAAAGTTATAATGTATTTAAGCACTATATAATCAAATAATTGATTCGGAGTAATTTGGATTTTAATAGATTAATAAGATAAGACATACACTTTAAAAGTATTATAAAGCCACTTGAATTGCTTGTTTAATTATTTTGGTGTATTTATAATTGAGGTTAACCTTACTAATAGATTGTTACATGAGCGTTAAATGAAAAATGAAGTTAAGTGATACGATTTTAACAATAGAATAAGTGAAGGAGGTACTACAATGCCTATTAATATAGATAAGGTCAAACCTTTCAGACTACTTAAAACTCCATTCTTTACTCCTTTCAATAAGAAAGATAAAAGACATGGTAGTGCTATTTTCCTAATGACTAAAAGCCTAGAACAATCTAAGCAATTGATTGAGCATAAGCTTATTAGTAATCTAAATATGTTTAATTCATACTTCCTTGAATGGAATGCTATGTATTTACTTAAACCTAGTAGAATTATAAATAAAGACTTAGATGTTGATGATGTATACAACTCTAAAGTCTATGGTAATAATCCTATAATGACAGAATCTCATTTTGAAGATTCTGAAAACTTATTTTTCTTCTCTGAAGCTACTCCTGAGAATGTATTAGATACACGATTAAGAAAGATCTTATACAAAGAAAGATTACGTAACTCTAAGGATGTTAAACTTAGATTAAATAGAATCAAGAATGAATGTAAGTATATTAAGTATACTTATCCTACTATAGATAAGTATAAGAATAAAAATATCTATGTCGATAATCATATCTATAATAAGATCTTCACTATGAGTGAAACTTATAATAGAGATAAAGCTATAGACTTACTATATGCATTATTTGATAGATTCATTAATAATCCTAACTATAAGAGTTATACTAAAAAGACTGTATTGATTCCAGTAAATGAATGGGCTGGAGATATTCCAACTACATCTTTATTTGAATTTAGTAAGTCTATTAATCCATTCTCTATGATAGTTAGACTATTTAAGAAACCTAAAGAGAACTTAGATAAACTAGCTGGAATGGATTTTATCTTTATTGGTAATAATAGTTGGTTTAAAATGAAGATGGAAGATTTAGATATGAAGAATCTAAATCTATTCAAGACTAATATCTTAAAGATTAGAAATAATGATATCGTAGAAGATAACGTTCCTGAAGATAAAGAAGATATTAAGACTAGACTTATTAGTAAGATTGAAGACTTAACTGGTATTGAAGTTAATAATGTAAGTCGTATTCAAGATGTAGATCCTACTGTACCTTACAAAGCTGAAATAAAAGATCAACCTAAATTGATTGTAGCTAAAGGTATCACTGGTGCAGATCAAGTTATAGATCCAACTAAGATTGAGAAACCTACAGAAGATAAAATCAATCAATCTGTTGAGAATATCGTAGACTATACTAAGAACGCTGAAGAAGCAGAGAAAGAAATGGATAACTCCGTAGACTTAAAAGAGTTAATCTTACAAGCTAAGAATGATCAAGATGATACATTTAAGATTTCTGCTACTCGTAAAGCTCGTATGGATGATCTTAATGATAAATTCTTAAGAGAAAAGATTGCTAACTCTACTATAGCTGAGTTAGTTGCCACTGAAGATACTCCATTGGAATCTACAGACTTATCTAAGAATGTAGAAACTATTGATGATGAATGGGCTAACTTAAAGAAACCTAACTTTGAAGCTGATTATAATATTGATGCTGATATTATGAAATGCTTACACTCTTTATCTCAAAATAAAGATATACCAATGAGTGTAATTGATGTATCTATGGAAGATAGATCTACATCTGAAGATGCTATCATTACATATACAGTTCATTTAGAAGATTCTTTAGGTAAACGTCATACATTACGTTTCGATATGCCTAAGATTATCAATAAACGTTTCCTACGTTTACGTGGTAATGATAAGATTATCCCAGGTCAGTTAATCAACTTACCTATTATTAAAACTGATGAAGATACTGTCCAAGTTGTATCTAACTACAACAAGATCTTTATTACTAGATATGGTCAAGTTGGTAAGATCAACCAATCTACAAATGCTCTAATTAGAGCTTTAACTAAGCTTAAAGAAAACAATTATAAGCTTGAAGTAAAAGATGATAATGATATACCTACACCATCTAAGATCGATTTAGGTAATAATGCTAAGATCTCTGCTAAATATGAATTACCTGCAGAATATGTAGAGCTATCTAAAATCTTTAATAAAATTACTACTAGCGATGGTAGAGTATACTACTTTAATAGAGATGAACTTATCCATAAACTTGAAGAAAAGAAAGTTAAAATAGAATCTGATCAAGGATTTATGGTTGTTGGTATCACTAAAGATAATCAACCTATTACAGTACCAGAGGAAGGTGTATCTTCATCTTTAATTAATCATCTAGGTATACATAAATATGCTTATACATTTATGAAGCCTGGTGCTAGAATGACTTACTCTCAAGCTAGTATCTTGAATAGTAAGATTCCTCTTATTGTAGTCATGGCATATACTGCTGGATTAACTGGAGCATTAAATGCTGCTGGCATTGAATATAACTTAAGTGAGAAACGTCCTACTAATACTAAGAATTACTTTAGATTCAATGATGGATTCTTATCCTTTAATGATAGCTACGCACCTGATGCGGCATTACTAGTTAATGGTTTAGCTGTAATCAATACTCAAGAATATTCTTTGACTGATATTGATACAAAAGCTATGTGGTTAGATGTATTAGATGACTTTGGTGGTCGTAATAGAGCAGATGGTTTAGATTCATTTGCTAATTTA